ACCAGAAACCACATATGTCGTGTCGGGTCTTGGGTCTTGTACGCCTTGTGGATCATCAACTGGGTACATACCGAGTTGCAATTGCGGTTGATCCGGGTCCCAACATTGGGGACAGACTTTCAAGTCGTACGTCTTTGTCTTGATGACTTCTTTTTTAAGTTCTTTTAACTTAAATTGAAACCCGCACCGATCACACTCGGCAATCGAGTTCTTGCCGGATGAAAACCGATTACCCATTTAAATAACACCACCTATAAACATCTGTCTTGGTACCAAGCGCAAAGAAGCCTTTTCGTGGTCTTCATAAGCAGCCAACTCCCAAAACTCATCATACTGTTGTTTTAAAATTGGTAATCTTTGTAGCCCATCTGGAACTTTTAAAGCCACATAGTACGCCAAACCTGCCGCCATACAAGGGATAAATCTAAAAGGAACGTCCATGACGTTGTTACCATACTGTGAAGCATCCTGCGTTCTACGCATGCGCCAGTACACAAATTGATAAGTTTGTGATGCATCAGGGGTCGGCCAAACAGTAATAGCTGGAAGATTAGGTACGTTGACTGTTGCACCAACAGGAAAACTGGTGGCTGTTGTGTTATTTTGCCCTCTAAAACAATTACCTAGGGTATTCCCTGATATGTTATTGTAGTAAATGGTTTCTGTTACGCCACTAGATATTAAATTAACATACCCGGCAGTAGCCATATTAGCTGTAGATGATAGTGTAATTGTAGTGTCTGTAGCCGCTACTGCGCTTGCTACGGTATATCCAGTTGAATACGTTTGTCCGTTTAATCTCTGTACCCAAACCTGTATAGGTCTGGCTTGAGTTAGTTTATTTGGAATTGTTGCGTATGTAGATACGCTGATACGTGTGATCGTTAAGTCCGCTTGAGTGGACGTATTGTTGGGGTTTGTGCGTATAACGTGATCTAAAAGATCCACTGTGTCAAGCGGTAATGGATATGTATTTAAACCCGGAGTAAGGGTGATCGTACCTTGCTCCATCGTCCACATGTTAATACCACGGTTTGCCCAATCAGCAAACAACAAATTAAGAGACCTTCGCGCCGTACGTAGTTCATAACCAGTACGCATCTCAAAACCGGCGCGTTCATACGCTTCCTCACATAACTCAGTTAAGTTAAGGTTAAAACTCGCTGTACCCGAAGTCAGCGAATTAAGCGTTGAGATGGTCATGTTTAGTTAGTCGCGTGATCTGGGTCTTCTGTGTGCTGAACTGGCTCAACTACAGGCGTCGCCACAACCACTGTATCAGATACCACAGGAGCTGGAGTAGATTCAACAGGTTCAACAACAGCAACAGGGGCGGGAGTAACAACAGTTGTATTATTAACATGGGCTTCTAAGTGTGTAACAAAATCTTGGAAAGTAGGATCGACTTTGTTACCCTTCATGGTTTGATGAAGTATATGTTCTTTCAGTTCTTGCAGTAGTGTCCCTGCTTGCTTTTCAAACTTTTCAAATATACTCATTTTTTAACCTTTGCTGTTTTTGCAGAATTAATAAAGTCTTGTTTTGTGGGTGCCCCAGGATCACCGGGCTTACGCATTTTTTCACCACGTGCACGTTTGGCATTAATGTTTGCATAAAGCCCGACCTTACCGCCCTTCTTAAATTCTTGAAAGTCAGTGTCATCCCTGCGTTTTTTAGTCACAGGTTTAGGCATTTTTGAGGGAGCAATGTCCCCCATTCCACGACTAGGCATCACTTTTTTCTACCGGGCATTCCGCCACCACACATAGCTTCAACATGCTCGTGGTGTTTTTTGTGTCCTGCAGCGTGTTGACCAAAGAACTCATGGTGCTGTTTATGTCCGTCACCGCCATACATTTTTTCAGTATGATCTACGTTATGAACATGCTTAGGTGTCTCTTCGTTCATCATTGGAGGAAAATCATTTTTCATTTTGATGGTCCTTTAACATTATACAAACCGCCAGTACCAATAGAGTTTCCACCCATACTGATCATTCTTCCTTTTGTTTTTCCGCGTTCAGCAATACCGTCTCTGCTAGGAGCGCCAGTGCGAACTTTACCCATAGTTTCTTTAGTCATGCCTTTTTTCTCTTTGCTAGAGTTAGACATGCTGGTGTCTCCACCTTTTGACATTTTCTTCATATCACCACCTTTTGAAAATTTTTTGCCTTTATCGGCGTTGCTAAAGTCTTTTCCCACTGATTGTGGGATCCCTACCTTCTTAGCAAACGCTGGGTTGTGCGCCACCGCTGCCATAAGATTGTGTTGTTTTTTACTCGTGCTTGGCATTTTTTTTGATCCAACCTTGAACTGTATCAGTTTCCCAGATGCGAATAATTAACCAAACAATTGATAAAGCCGCAGAAACCGAAGGTAATACTTCCATCAATGTTCCCAAGGTGGTAGCGATAGCTATGCCGTCTACTACGTTCTTTGCGTTTTCTGCATGTTGTACCATTTAAACCTCTTCTCTTGTTTCTTTGTACTTATCAGTGTTTTTTTAACAATTCCATGCTTTTAAAGACAGCGCTTTACGCGTTGGTTTTCCTTTTTCATCTTTCATTGCGCCGGGCATACCACTCATTCTTGCACAAAAAGATTTACGTCGAGCCGCATCTTTTTCTGTTTTTGGATGTGGGGCTGGGGGTTTCAGGTTGTGCCCTTCTTTCTTTGCGGAGGCTCGCCCCTTGGCGTTCAGCCCCCCATTCGGATTCTTGCCTTCCTTGCGTTGCCATGCTGGAGACTTAGCCATTTTAAGATCCGTTAGAAATTAACTTACCGGCAATAATAACTCCAGCCGCAATGGTCGTAGCCGTGCTTGTAACCAATTGCCACTGAACATCAGTTTTTTCTGCATACAAAAAGGGATCAGAACTTCTATTTGCTGTATAAATAGATACAAACGGTTGTTGCAAAACATTTAGTTTTACGTTGTTAAGGTTATTAATTGCTTGTACAGAATACGTAACAATGTTGGATGATGTATAGCTATTAGAAGTGTTTACTTCCGCAAAATCCAAATAAAATGAATAGCCTGCAGGGACTGTATAAATGGTACTTTGTGTCTTACCAATTCCTGCATTAATTTGTGCAACAATGTTTGAAACTTGTTTTAAAGTGATAGTACCTACATTAGTGTTTTGACCGGTTCCAGGGGAAACCATTATCATGCTATTAACTCTAAAATAACTGTTAACAGTTGTTACACCTGTAACCCCATTCATTGCTATTATTTCAGAAATTGGTTTAAAGTTAGCATCTAAACCATTAATTAATATGCTTGCTAAAGTGTCATCTGATGCAGAAGAACTTACCAACGTAAGCGTGGAGGCTGTTGTAATGTATGTGTAAGTAGTTGCGTTTTCCCATACTGGGATTTTTGTATTTCCAACCGCGGATTGATAACCAAACAAACTTAGTGTTTGATGACCAAAAATTTGACCGCGAGATACCTGTAAATCAAAAGGCTCCACCTTCGCTTGACGCGTAATGGAATTGATTTGGTTATTAGTACTTGGTATACCGTTTGGGCTTTGTGCCATATTAATCTCCTTAAATCAAGAAATGGGGACCGAAGTCCCCGGGGATTAATTAGTCAAAGTTACCGTAGGGGTAAGTTGTCAATGTACCAATGTTGTTATCAGGCTGTGTATAGCGTAGCGTTACGTTTACTTGTCCTGCAATAGAAGTTGCAGTTAATAGCGCAGTACCAACCAATGCAATTGTTACAACAACTTGAGACAAGTTAGGCTGATTGCCGCCTTGATAAATGTCTGTAGAAGTTGCAGATTGATTACTGATTTGTGTGCCTGTAAAAGTAGCTAGTGATTGACGACCTACAGCGTTTGATGTGATCGCGGCTGTTTGGAAGTAAGCGGCTGTACCGGCTGCAGCTGTGTAGTTGTTGCTTGCTAAGAACTGAACTGAAGTCAGAGAAGCTGTACCGCCAGTTACAGAAAATGCTGTTTGAATATCAAAAAAGATATCGTCTAAATCAGCGCCTGTTGGTAAATAAAATACCGCGCCGCGATAGATGTTAGTAGCTGTATCAGCAGGGATTGTTTGTGCTGTTGGTGTTGCTGTAGCTGATGGAACAAAAACTGTTCCGTTGATGTTAGGAACACCGTTAGAAGCTACAAACTGTCCAGATGCTCCACCGTATGTAGATGAACCAACAGTTGAGTTACCAATATTGATATCAATGTTCTGAACTAATTGTGAATATCCTACGTTACGTAGGGGTCCAAATCTAACGTCGCCTGAAAGAATTGGACCTTCGAATGTGGTGCGTGCCATGACTTTTAATCCTTATGCAAAAGTTACCTTGTTAATCGTTGCATCGTGACCCCTGGGTGGGCTGGCAACAAGGTTTGAATCCCAGATGTGTGATACTATAGCACGGTTTTAACTTGTGTCAAGCGTTATGCCATATAAAGACCCACAAAAACGTAAAGAAGTTAACAAAAAAGCGTCATCTAAGCACTATCAAAACAACAAAGAGTTAACTAAACAAAGAACGAAAAGTAATCGTATTGAATATAAACGTATTTGGGAAGCACATAGACTTGGGCTAGAGTGTGCGGCATGTGGCTTTGCACACCCTGCTGCTATGGATTTTCATCATATAGACCCCAGTAATAAGTTAGGGGCAGTTCATGAATTTGTGCGAAATAAGTCTTGGAAAAAAGCGTATGAGGAGGCAGCTAAATGTATCGTATTATGCGCAAATTGCCACCGAATACACCACTATGAGTTACGTGAAGAAAAGAAAGCTAAGAAATTGCGGGACGGAGATTTAAACTCCGACGGCCCCTTTATCAATGAGGCATCCTAAATGTTAGATCATCCCGCAAAAAATATTACTCGAAATCTACTTCTTGCTCGTCTTCTACAAAGTCATCTTCTACTACAACATCCATAACATCGCCTGTTTCAAACCAAGCATCTTGCTCTTCGTCGTAGTAATACTCAACTCCGGTGTCAAAATCTAACCAGAATAACTCATCGTTTTCTGCATCATATAAATAACCATCGTCATCGTATTCAAATACTTCTTCGTCTTGCTCAATCAAAAAAGCTTCAACTTGCTCTAAAGCTGTTTCAATTGCTTGTGCTAAATCTTCAAGAGTCTCGCCTTTAATAATAACTGTCAACATTTAAATCTCCAAAAAATTAGTACAGCACGGCGCTGTATTCTCATGTTACCCAGTATTTATGACGCTTACAATACAGTAAAAGTTTAATTTTGTGTAGGTATTTTGTTTGATTTTATTAGGTTTTCTTCTTGTGTAATAACTCTTAAGTTCCAAGGCACATGCAACCCACACACTTCTGGCGAAATTAAAGGAATAATATGGTCAACTACATAGCGTTCACCTGTAGCTTTTGTTAATGCTTGCGCTTGAAGATATAAATTGCGCATAGCCAACTTTTGTTCTGGGGTAATCCATTTGGGGGTTGCGTTTTTATGTCTGCGTCTACGAACACTTACAAACGCTTTATAAAGTTCTGGGTTTTGCGCCTTATATTTTTCTCTGTGCATTTTGCGTTGCTCCACAGGTCTTGCAGCCGCCCTAGCAATTACTTGTTCCTTATTACGCTCATAATAATCTTTTTTGGCTTTTTGTCCTGCATCGGATTGGTTGTATTGCTTAAAGTATTCTGCGCGAGTTTCATTACCTTTAGCCCATTCAACCTTTAAACAGTCTACGCACGAACCCTTTGTTTTGCGCAATGCTACATGCCCGTGTTTGCAAGGCTGCCCCGTAAAGTAATACTTAGCACCAGTTTTCTTTGCTTCTTCTCTTGTTGTTGGATAGTCCATATTAACTCCTTTATTACGACACAGGTAATTGTAGCACAAATAAAAAGGGGTCCCTTTTGAGGACCCCTCCGACCGGGAAACTCCCAATCCTATTAGTAAGAACTAAACATTCCAAGAGGGTCAGACCAACCGAAGCTGTAACGCTCTCTTGATTTGTAGCGAACGTTGCCGGTGTCGAAGTCCCCGTCCATTGAATTTTGTAAAGCAATACGCTCAAAGTGCTTCATTCCGTTTGGCACGTCAGTTGTCAAGAACCATGTGTTGGTTGATGTCAAGAAGTGGTTTACGGTGTAGCCTTCAGGAATTGCTCCATTGTTCTTAATAGCGTTAATGTCGTTGTTGTTTGTACCAACGCGCAACTCTGTCTCTAAGAGGCGAGTAGCAACGAACATTAATGATGGTGGAACAATGAGTTTCTTAGGTCTAGCAGCGATCAACAAACCACGCTCATCTGTCCAACCAGCGATTTGAATAACGGCGGCTTCTAATGAAGTCTCGTTCAAATCAGCAGGAGTTGTGAATGTGTTAGCGTTTGTTGCGCCGTTAACTAAGGGGTGTGCTGTGGAGAACAAAGGTTGGTTGTCGCCACCAACAATAGATGCGTTGTATCCATTGTTTAAAGGAGAAGCGGCTTTAACCTGTTTTGTGTACGCCATAGCGCGGGCAAGAGCCTTGGTATAACGTGCTGACAAAGAGTCATACAAGTTATCTTCAATCGCTTCTTCAGTGATTGAGAATCCAAGAGCAATTGTTTCGTGGTTGTAACGAGCTGTCCATGCTTCCTGTGCATTGTCATAAGCAAGAGCGGCGCCCTCGTTTTTAACTGGTGCAGCAGAGAAACCTGAAAGTTTCGTTTCTTCTTCAAAAGAACGCTCAGAGGTTTCTGTTTCGTAAATCTCTTTGTGCTCTTCGCCGTATCTTGCATACTCTAAACCGAACAGAGCGTTCAATCCAGGAAGCAACTCTTTCAATAGTTGTGCGCGTGAAATAGCCATTTATATGCTCCTTAATTAAGCTGCTGTTGCGTTCATGTACGCATGGTAACCAAAGTTCCACTGAACTTGGACTTCTGGATAACCAACAAAAGATATAGCTGATCCTGCTGGGACTGTAACTGAAGCAGACAAAGTAAGTGTTGTGCCACTGATGTTAGTCAATGTCAAAAAGTTACCTGCCAATGCGCCAGTAACGCCTGGAATGATCACCTGCATACCGGGGCTAATAGCTGTATTAGCTGCAGTAATTGTCAATGTTGCGCTAGAAGAAGTTGCTGTACCGCTTGTGGCTGTAACAGTAACTGCTGTGTCTGGAACTACGTTAACAACACGGAAAGGTGCGCTTGAAGTAATACGAGTATTACCTTGTGTACCAGAAGTGATAGCACCACCAGTTAAACCCATTGCTGAGTCACCTGTGTTTGTGTTACCAGAAGCTGATCCACCGTTAGAACCGTTTGTTACCAAGTACATGTTAGACCCAATGAAAGATGGGTTTACATAACCAATAGTAGCGCCAGGTGTGTTAGATACAGAAGTGCTCTGTGTCAATACAGCGGCTTGGAACACAGCTAAAGGATCATCAACAACATAGCCTTGCAGACTGTTAGGTCCATAAGCGGCGTTAGTGACGGTGTTAGCAGGGTAGTACTGTGCACGTACTGTTTGGCTCATTGAGTTGATGTATTGAGCACCAACAAAAACACCGATAGTACCAGCAACAGCTGAAGATGCTGCACCGAGAGTTGTAACAACTAATGAACCACCACTTGCTGTAACAACGTCACCGTCGAACAAGTTGTAGCCATAGCCAGAAGCGATAGGAATGAGTCTGGTAGAACCAGAAAACACTCTACCACCTGACAGACTTACAGGCTTTAAGCCGTAAGCTGCGGGAACGATAGGATATGCCATTTAAAAACTCCTAAGTTATTTAGAACCGTTACCAAAAACACTACCTCTGGTACTTGTTGACTGGCGTTCAGAAAACAAAGTAGCCATACGGGGGTCTTGGTTTTTCAAGAAATTATTATCAACTGACTCCATCTGTGCTCTATTTTGTCTTTGATAGTATTCGTCCATAGCTTCTACGCGTTCTGTTGGCATTTTGCAAAGCATCAAGCCACCAATTTCTACGTTTCCACTAGCGTTACCTTCAAGCATAAGCTCAGGATGATCCGCCGCCTTGACTGGTTCCCAGCCATCTCTGCGCTTTTTTGACACGTTAGTTGGGTCGGCAATGCTCATAACATGCGTCGCAATCCAACGGAAAGACATTCCAGGAATGGGGGTTGGGTCAGGCAGTTTGCTCGATGGTGTGTACACATATCGAACATTCTTGTCACGGGTTGTTAAATCACGGGGGGTACGGTTATCAGCCATTTTGTTTCTCCAATTTTAAAACTTCTGCAGCATACACTTTAGGATCCATCTTGAATTTCTTTGCCAACGCCATTTGCGTGGTTGTAAGTTGAATCTTCTTTGTTCCGGAAGACCTGCTTGTTGGCGCAGTTACAGATGGTGTTTTTTTACTTGGAGTCTCAGACGATACCGCTGCCTCTCCAAAAACATCCGGAAAGGTCTTTTTTATGCGAGAGTCAATAGTCTCGTAATACTGATCTGAGCGAGGATCAACCCCGGAGTTGACTAGTTTTTGGTGCAGTCCTAGTGCATAACTGGTAATTTCTTCAAATCCCTGTGCCCCAAACCACTGGTTTTTAGCTTGCCAGCGCAAGGTTTTTTCGTCTGGTTGAACAGGTTGGACTTGTTGTTGCGAATATACATCTTCTTTTTCAACTTGTAAAGGGGCCGGTCTATAATTTTTTACCGACTCCACTCTCATTTTGGCTTCAGTCAATGCTTCTTGAGCAGCAATAATAGCGTCTGTATCGAACGCTTCTTGTGCCGCTTTATACTCACGTCTGGCTTTGTCAAGCTCTGCTTCTGCAGCAGTCTTAGCCATCTGTGTTGTTTGCTCACTACTTGAGTTTACAAAACGTTTTAAATTGTTGTTTTCTTCCAACAAACGCTGTGCAAGTTTATCAAGTTCTTGGCGTTCACGAAGCGCTGCTTCTTTAGCTCTACGTTCGTCGTGTCTTGCGTGTGTGAGTTCTTTAATTCTTTCTTGTGCACCCTTTGTGTACTGATTAATTTCATCATCAGTTGGGTCTTCTACCTCACGATCAAGTGGTCTGCGACCTCTGTCTCGTTCAGGTGTGTCGTCGACGATCTCAATATCTATTTCATCGTCGTGTGTACTTTCTACCTTTATCTTTTCTTCTGTTTCGATTTCATCAGGGAATTTGAAATCTTCGCCTTTAAATTCTGCCATTGTTTTTCCTTTTAAGCACGGGTTATTCCGCGGGGATCATCTACAACACCGTCTACTTCATCATCATTGATGAACCTGAATTCGTTGCCGTAAATTTTGAAACGCGTACCTGCATAGGTACGAACCATAATGAAGTCACCTTCCTTGCACCAAGGTCCACTAGGGAATTTGGTTTTGTCTGCGTACGCATCTGGACCAACTTTTAAAACAAACAACACAGTGGTTGCGTGTTCTTCTTGTTTGGCGTAGAAGTCAGGACGCTCAAGATCTAGCTCAGTACCGTCAATCTTTTTAGAGACCTGGGGTACGCTACACAAAAGCCTGTACCCGGATGGGTTAGGCAAAAGTGTTGGCTTGTCTTCGTCTTTTTCTGGTGGTTTGGTAATTTGTTCAATTACTTCCACCGTGGGCTTGAGCTTTAAATAGTCTGGAAGTACAAGTTCACTCATCTGATTTTTCTACCTTTTCTAGCAGGTCAAGTAATAAACCCTCTGCGATGGCTAGACCCGAAATCACCCCACAGAGTTTTTGATATTGTTCAAAAGATGCGCATTGACCTGTTGCCATGTCGTCTGCGTAATCGTTCATTTGTTTGCGTAATTGTTTGCGCAGCGCGTCTGCGAAGTTGGCTATCATTTTTTAGGTTGTTCCTTTGGTGTTTTAGCGGCTTGTTGTTTTTCATGTTCAAGCTGGGAAACATGTGTGGCAAGATCTACTCCATGCCCTTGACGTTGCATTTCTAATTCATGCTTGTGTTGAGCAGCATGTTTGACCATATCAATGCCTTGATCTCTGGTTTTTTGATGAATATCTGCGGCTTTACTGAGCATATTCATACGGCTATCTTTCTCTCTAGCCTGTATTTCATGTGTCTTTTCAAGCGCTTGTATCTGTATTTTGCGGTCTTCAAGTGCCAATTTAGCCTGTGCTTCTTGTGCTCTAGCCTGGGCTTCTTGCGCTTTGATCTGCACTTCTTGTTGACGAATTTGCAGTTCTTGCTGTTGCATTTGAATAAGCGGGTCTTGTGCTTGTTGTTGAGCCTGTTGTTGGGCAGCTTGATGTTGACTTTGTTGAAGTACTTGGGATGCCGCTTGTGCCATCATGCCTGACAATTGAAGCTCGATTTGGGGCGCCATCTTCTCATCTGTATCTGGTACTGGCATACCAAGGCGTTGTTCAATATCTTGCCTGTATTTAAATGCAACGTGTTCTGCAATATGCGCCATGATCGCCGCTTGAATCATTGGTGCTTTTGGATTTTGCCCAATCAATTGCTGAATACTTGGGTCTTGCATCATCGCCATGTGCACTTGAATATGCGACTGATGGTCTTGGTAGAAAAACGCTTTTGCAGGTTCGCTACGCAGTAGCGCCATGTTTTCTGATACAGGGTCTTTTGGTTTTTGATCATCTGGTAAAGGCACAAGTTTGTCTGCACCCTTAACACCCATAACTTCTAACATGCGTCTGTGCAGTTCTGGTAAGTCGTATATTTCAGGCGCTTGTTGCGCCATTTGAATCACTGCCTGATACTGAACTACACGTTGTGATAATGTTGCTGCATTGGGATCACTTACAGGAATAATATCAACATTGTCATAATCTGACTGTTTTGCAGATCGTGAACCGTATTCGGGTTCGTACTCATAGTCTTCTGGTGAATCTTGCTTAATTAACTGTGCAAGAAGTTTTAATTCTTGTTTAAATGCAAAATGCATCCTTGCCTGTACGGCAGACATCACTTTTAACTGGCGCTCAAGGATTGCAAAAGTAGTTCCAACAGGAGCCTGACTGGACATGTCAGAAATCTTCATGTCGGCTGTTGCCGCCATCTCTTTGCCTTGCTCAATAATCTTGTCAAGTAACCCAGCTAAAACAGCGCTTGGCTCTTTGTATGGGAGTGGCAAAATATTGTCACGCAAAGGACCTGATGCAATGTCTACGTCCCTGAATTCTCCTGGTGCAATGGGTGTATCATCACCTTTAACGCGAAGTCCTCTGGACTTAAGACCTCCGGGCAGGTTAGATAAAGTTCCCGCGTCGACCAATTGACGCATAATGCTTGTCGCCGACTTGGCATAGCCTCCAATGATGTGGAAGTATCCGAATCCGTATGCGCCAAAGCCTGGGATGAACTGGTAATGGATGAAATGTTGGCGTTTGAGTCTGTTTTTGTCGTTTTCTTTCCAGTTGCGCCGAATTGACAAGACATTATTACTTCCTTTAATCAACGTTACCACGTAAGGCAAAGCTATACCGTCTTCATCTTCAAAGCCAGGCATGTCTAAATCCGCATGGACTTCATATATTACATAACGATCATCGTTTAAGTCGCTAAATCCCGTCTCTTTATCTTTGGCTTTTTGAATATCGTCACGAAGCTGTGTGGGTTCTGGTAAATCACAGTCTAAATAGAACCCTGCTTTTTGTAATTTTAAAATTTCATTTTTTGTTTTGCGCATTACGTGTGTAATTCTGTAACACGTGTCCATATCTGTTGTGCCGTATGGTAAAAGTACGTCTTCTGCTGGAACAAATACAGATGTTTGGCGCCCCAAACCTATATCGTCATAGACTTTTTTGAACGCAGACCCTGTTGCGGGTAGGCTCCACAACATTCTTTCATGCTCAGGTCTAAATTCCGTCATCACTTCTGTCAATTCATAGTTCATGTCATCTTCAACACGAATTGCAGACTCTTTTTTCTCTGTTGTTTCTTTACCAATAATCTTAGTGCGAACGGGACCTTGGGCGGGAAACATCTCGGTGATACTCTCACTTTGGAAACGCACTACGGCTTCTGTGATCATGGGGTGAAAGACACCCGATGCTCCGTTCCAAGGCTCCGTTCTCTCTTCGTACTGAAGACCCATTAGCTTGAGTCCCATTACATAGGCTTTTTCCCAGTCTTTTCTGGAATTTTTATCGTTTTCTATGTCTTCAGACAGATCTGCAGCAAGCGTTGCAAGCTTATTTTCTGGTATTTCTTCTACCAAATTTGCGTAAAAATCTTCATTTTCACCCTTATCTATGCTAATTTCTAGGTCTCCAGCGTGGATATTTACTTCTTCTGGGTCAACGACCTCAATTTCTATACCTTGTCCTTCACCATCTGTGGTGTCTGAACTTATATTTTCACCGTCCGTATATAGTGCTTTATCTATATTAGTCGCCATTATTTATCCTTTAATAGTATGCGTGTTGTCTGCGCCTGAAGTACACAGGATCTTCTTTCTCATCACTGTCTAGCGGCACAAACCCGCCTCTTCTAAATCTTAACAGTGCCATTGTTGTTGTATCCACAAAGTCATCATGTTCTCCAACAGGGAACACAGCAATTTCTTCAATCACTTCTCTAGCCCAGCGTGTGTCTGGCGCCCAGACAACCCCTGATGCAAACAAAGTAGATACCGCGTTAAGTCTGACCATCTTGTCATTGCCTCGGCTTGGATTGTCTTCTTCAACAAAAATACCCATAGCCCTAAATTCCTGGATCAGCGGTGCACCTGCAGCTTTCTTTTCAACAATAAACGAATCAGGTTCCCATTGTCTATAGTGTTTAAGCGCCGTTACTTTTAAATCCGGAAACGCCATTCTATCCTTAAATGCATCCAATAAAATGATATGCGGCTTCATCTTATCTTCTTCATTGAAGAATATACCCCATGTTGTACACGCAGAATAGTCGGCGCTTGTCTTTGTTTCGTACGCCGTATCCCAAGTTTGTATTACAAATGTACAGTGTGGTGGATCTTCTTTATCCCAAATTCTCCAAGACTTCCTAGGCACAATGGCTGATGTATCCATCGTAGGCTGTTGCATGTATTGCGCGTTCCAAAATCTAGGATCAATTGAGGCTTTGGTTGTTTTTAAAACTTCTAGTTTCCACTGCTCCGGCCAAAGTGACTTCTCGTCTTCTGTGCCTTCATTTAATATGGCGGGGAGTTCAACCAACTCCCAAGGTAGTGAGTCGGGGTTTTTAATCTGATAGTCCAAAAGTCTGCCGGTTAAGTCCAGCATCGACCAACGCGTCATGATCACAATAATAGCGCCGCCTGGCATCAAACGCTGTAGCGGTCCCGTCTGAAACCAAGACCATGCAGTATCAAACGCTAATCGTGAATTCGCCTTAACATCTTGCTCCGAGTGCGGGTCGTCAATGACGAAAAGATCGGCACCCCTCCCAGCCAAAGCGCCGCCCACTCCAGCGGCATAGTACTGTCCACCGGCTGACGTAGACCATTTACCAGCAGCTTTTTGATCGTCTGATATGTTTGTATTAGGGAAAACTTCATGGTACTCTTCCGATTCAATTAAGTTTCTAACTCTGCGTCCAAAATCTTCTGAGAGTCCCGCTGTGTGCGTTCCCATGATGATCTTCTTGTCTGGGAACTTGCCTAAAAAATATGCTGGAAATAAATAAGAACTGAATTCTGACTTGCCCATACGAGGCGCAATGTTGATAATAACTCTGCGCTTTTTGCCCTCAATCACATCTGTAAAGATTCTGGCAAGTTTTTTATGGTGCGGTCCAATCTTAAATCCTGGGTAAACAGCTGTTGCAAATCCAAGCATTGACTGCTCCGCAGCTAACAACCTTGCCCGTCTTTCCCTAATTTCTAAATCTTCAAATAGCTCTAGCTTGTCTTTTAACGACATGTGGGGCAACGCCCGCATAAGAGCTTCAAGCTCTACTTTACTAAGCGTTGTTATGTTCTGTAGATTCATTTTTAGTTTCTAACGTGACCACATCCACAACACCCATAAACCGGTTGAGCTTTTCTTTAATGCGCCCGTCCAGTTCCGCGTCTGAGAGTTCTGCTTTTTTAATCTCAATCTTTTCTGTAAACAGTCCCACTTCCGTTACTTTGCCCAAAAGAGATAACGCCTTGAGTCTTATATTGGCGCTTGGGTTTTCACATTCTTCTAAAATTTTAGCTACCGTGTAGCCACGAAGCTCTTTAGCACGTTCTACAAACTCCCAGTCATATGCGGTCAGCATACCAACTAAATGTCTTACGGCTTGTGGTGTTTTTACTTCAGCAAGGGCTTGATGAGAAATATCTTGTGGTTGCGCAGACACTATACTGGCAAACGCTTTTCTAGCGTGTTGGGTTTCAAGTTCATTAACTTGTTGTTCGCTGTCTACAGCGCCTAGTGTTTTTAACCAATCTACTGTGTTTGATTTAGCGTCGACAATAGCTGAGGGTTCCGCTTTTTCAAGGGGAACAAAATCTTGTGGGTATTCACCCACGTCTGGCTCATAATCCATAAGGTGTTCTAACATGCGCGGTCCTTGTAACCTCGATATGGATAGTGTATACTACTTTTAGGTAAATGTGCAACTGTTTGCTCATTTGCTTCTCCTAGAGGTGCAGTGCCTCCTTCGCCCCGGCTTTGACCGGGGCTTTTTTTATTTGTAAATGTCTAACGTTTTACTCTGGGTTTTTTATAATTTTTTAAAAAATTGATTTGCGCCTGAGAAACACTGTTCACGCCAAGCATGCCTAGCCGTGCCAAAAGAGGGTTGTGGGGGTAGGGTGGGGTCTTTAGTTCTCGTTTCTGCCTGTTATTGGGTGCTGTGTAATACCTCGGTAGTATAATAGAGGTATCGGTTAGGGATTGGCTCTAGTCGGTATCGGGGACATCTGTCCCCATTCAATCTTTAGGAGAAATCAAATGTCTGTCAAAACAATTAAGTCTGTAGTCGTTGAAGCACTCAATGGTAAATACGTTTATGAACTTGCTATCGTTGATCTCAAGAAAATGCTCAAGGGTAAAGCTCGTGATGTAGTTCGTTCTACTCTACTGCCTATCTTTGCAGAGTGGTATGGTGTTGGGCTTGTTGAGGGTTCAGGTAAGGCAGAGGGCACACTTGTGCTTGATAGTGGTGCAGAGCACTACGAGGGTTGTCGTAAGGCTTTGAGTCGTATGGTGAGCGAGATTGCACCGAGCGAGGTTAAGCCTAAGAAAAGTCTACGCATTGCGAAAGAGGTTCGTGCGAGTGCCCTTGAGTTCTTGGCACAGTTCGATAGTGTTAGCGAGGCTATCGCTGTTCTTAAGCAAGTTGCTTAATCATCGGGGACATTTGTCCCTGTTCTTTTCCCGAGCGCAGAGGCGGGGGTGTCTCTGCGCAGTCTTAATCTTTGTCTAAAGGAACTTAATCATGCGTTATCTAACTGAACACTTACTTATCCTTGCTGTGTTCGTCATAGTTGTGTATGCCATCATCGTTTACTTTCAAACCCTCTCTCAATCAATAGGAGCTTAATCATGACTAAACGCCAAATCAAAACAACCAAGCAACTCGTATGGCTCGCAACAGAGGAAGCCAAACGCAATCAACGCAACTGGACACCAGTCTGGTTTTTATTCATCTAAGGAGATACACATGGAACTAAGACACAACAACTTTTACCTTGCCCATGCCAATGGTGCATCAGTACAACAGGGCGAGACAGTCATCTCATCACGAGACGAACAGTACACAATCACAGGCGGTGCGTCACCACACAAACCCTCTAGTTCAGGCAGAGTCTACGTAGAAGATAGCGAGGGCAACACCTATGAATACTTCCCCCATGTCTTTGATCTTGCTTGGATACAACGGGGAGATTTCTCCCCAAAAGAGATTAAGTAACTATCGAATGTTGCTTAATCACTGTTTGTACGTTAGTCCGTGATTAAGTAAGCGTACTAAACAATTACCAGTCGCCAAGCCCCATGAATACTGGCGTACACTCATTTTGTGCCTTATTACTTATCTATTTAAATCTATTTATATATATGAGAGCATTTCCATATGTGTGCGTATTCTTTTGCCTGTACTTACAAGTAAAGAAACTAAAGTTAAATAGAGCAATTTAAAAATGATAGAATCTATGGCTATAATACGAGTCCGCCCTGTGTTTATGCGGGTTTCCAACTGGCGAAAGTTTAGGCAACTCTCTTAATCACGGACACTACCTGAGACTACAAACCAAAAAGGTGTTTAATCATGCCAAAGACATACCTCAACATGACCCCGAACGAAATTCACAACGCTTTAACCAAGCGTATCCCACAACCCGAGGCACGAGAGTTAAAGAAACAAGAGTTACTTAATCTTAAACACAAACTCAAGTCCGAGAGACTACGCACCATTCAACACAAACGCTTATGGTCTGAGTTACTCAGCCCCCTTGTATACGAACTAGCCAACGCAAGGGTTGGCATCAAACATGAGAGCAAGTACAAGGGAGAACGAGAGGTAGCGTTTAACGCTTACATTGCGGTGATGGATAAGCTACTTAATAAGTTCAAGCAAATGCAGTTACTTAGAGATGAGGACAACAACCCTTACACACCTAGCGAACTAGCTAGACAAGCGGACATACAGAACAAGGGTGTGCATTGGACGGATTGGATACCCATGACTAAGCAACTACAAGTGTGTGAACTATTCGAGCAGATACCTCATGCACCCAAGACTAAACGCAAAGTACCCTTTCAGCGTACTCAAAGACCGAACACCAAACAGCGGGAGAGGTTACTCAACCGCACCATAAAAGAACTGGGCAACGCTCAGACAGAGCAACTGATCGAGCCGACCGAGGAAAGAGCCGAGCTTATATCCCAAATGCAAAACGCTATAAAAAGAATAGAGCAACTCAAACCAACGGATGCCGTACCACACACATGGCATGGACTAGAAGACTAAAGCAATAAGGGGGTAACAGTATGCCCAGCAATCATAAACAAAACATCGGGGACATTTGTCCCCGTGTACGCATGGCTTTGGCTAAGCCGTGCGCTATCCGCAAACTAGCCAACAAAGGAGAAATCAAATGACAGAAATAGAACACTTCGTGACATCAATAAGAACTGCGCTCATATGCGTGTGTTTATATGTCGGGGCAGATTCAAGTGGTATGTATTTACAGCAGATACTTTTGGTATTTGCGGGGTATTTACTCGGCTTGCTGATTCGTGACATTCGTACAGGGTTCAATAAAGGAGAAATCAAATGATTAAGCAAACACACGCAGAAAGATTAGTAGAACAGTTCCAGTCACAGAGAGACGCACAATCGCAAAGTGCAGACAGACATGACTTAATTACGCTACGCATGAGCTTAGCGAGGTTGGCTCAGGCTTTGTATGTGCAGACTGTTGAGTTGCCTGTGCTTGAGACGCATGGGTACGATGACATGGTGACACTCGCCAATCAAGACAAAGGTTGGAACATACTTGTTCTTGAATGTATAAGAGCGCTACACGATGAGAAGAACGTGTACGCTAAATGAGAATTTGGGGAGATATCTCCCCGATCTGTAGCCTATGCAGTTCATAGGCATTTTAAAAACTAGGAGAATCAAATGAAATTTTATGTAACTACTTTACCCTTTTCAAACTACGACACACAAGCAGTCAGACTCTTTGCTGTGTTTGCTGATAGGCGGTATGCAATTCTTGACATGACCAGAGAGCAATGGCTTGGTGCTATGGCGGGTGTATCTCAAGGCGGTAGATATCTGGCTTTTGATAGTCAAATGTTTGATGCGAGTACACGCACGAGTCATAGTGAGTTTTATGCAAGGCTTTTTCCTGAGCCAGTACAGTTAAACACATACGAGATCAACCTGCTGTATACCAACAACAACTACTACATGGAGAAACTCTTTAATCTGATAGCAAACCAGCTTGACTATTACAGAACTAGACGGCTCAGGAATATATATGCAGAACGATCAAACAGACTATCGTTCACAGGCTCTACACCCAAGCACATCGTTTACAAAGGTCGCACTTATAACTGTAACAATGATGAATATGACATGGTGCGTTATAACAAAGCTCGTGCTAACTACAAGCTACTCAAATCAGCGTTCAATCAGTTGTTATCGGGTGAGGAGGATGATGCACGAGAGTGGTGCGATGTGTTCATGGATTTGTATTCGGCAGATCGTTCACGCCACGACTACCTAGTTACAGCCTTTGAGAAGTGTCGTGAGGTTCTTGCAAGCAAACACTTAGATGGTACGTTGACTATTGCTATTGCAGATACTTGTGGTCACATTGAGTATATTAACGAGATGCACAGCGATCTAGGTTCATCGGGAGACGAGCAAGTTTGTGATCGTTGTTTCGGCGATAACTATGTGTATGTCGAGGATCATAGTGAGTATTGGGATCGTGAGAACGAGGAGGTGTATTACCATGAGAGTAGAGATGCGTACTATTCATACGCAGAAGACGACTACGATGACAATGATGATGACGACAGAGACCCAGGTGATCCCAACTATCTTATGGACTACGCAACCAATGTGCTTAGGGTACTAGAGCCTGACCACAAACTTATATCATCTACGCATGGTGACTTCCGCATGGGTATCGAGTTCGAGATGACTAGCGGTAGAGATAAGTATCGTGATGATGCAGTCACCAATGTACGACAGCAATTAGGTACAGAGTATTGCGTGTGTAAGTCTGACGGCTCGTTGCCCGACAACGGACTAGAGATTGTGACTGCGCCTCGTGGACTAGCCGAGCATATCAAGCGCTTCAAGAACTGGGATATAGATCCATCGTATCGTGCATGGGACGTAGGTACTTGCGGTATGCACATTCACGTCCACTCTAAAGCGTTCAGTCCACTTGTGTTTGGTAAGTTCGTTATGTTTATTAACTGCGAGGAGAACACCGATTTCATTCGTAAGATTGCAGGTCGTCATCCACGCAAAGATAGACAAGCCCAGTCGTACTGCCAAGTCGAGGGCGAGGAAGCATTACAGAATCCATCCAAGGCAGTCAAGGGTAAAGGCGGTGATCGTTACTACATGATCAACACACAGAACTTATCAAGAGCAGAGCGTGATCGGTTGCAGATCAATAAACATTGCTATACCAATGGTAAGGACTACGATACTGTTGAGTTGCGTATCTTTAGAGCATCGCTCAAGAAAGAACGTCTGCTTGCACAGATCGAGTTTACCCATGCGTCTGTTATGTTCTGTCGTGTCGCATCGTGGAAACATTTAGATAAGATGCACTTCATCGAGTGGCTCAAGACTACGGACAATGTGTATCCACATCTCTCCGACTGGTACGGCGTACGTAGACGTGCCAAGAAACAAGAAACTCTTGTGCATCCAACAAGCGCACCGCTTGAGAACTCTTGTGCCGACACACCTGATTCAACATCTGTTTAATTCATTCATCAACTATTAAAGGAAATCATTATGTGTTTAATCATTACAGGTAAATCAAATTCTATTCGTGCAACATTACTAAATACACATGGTATGTTGGCTGACATCTTTACATCTAACCCAGATGGTATCGGTATCATGTATGGCTCGGCTAAGGGACTCAAGGTTATCAAGACTTTGCCCAAGTCTTTGGCAGATGCAACAGCGTTCATTCAACGCTTACCAGTAGATGATCGTGAACTAGCTATTCACTTTCGTTGGACAACACACGGCAACACAGACATGACCAACTGCCATCCTTACGATGTCATCCCTGGTTATGTAGCTATGATGCACAACGGCGTATTGCATACTGGTAACAAAGCCGACACAACCAAGTCAGACACATGGCACTTCATCAAAGACTTCGTAGCCAGTCCAGTTACCGAGCATCCGCCACTCGTACACAATCAATCGTATCTTGATATGCTTGCTGAGTACATTGGTGACAATCGCTTTGTGTTCATGGATGGTGACGGCAAAATGTCCCATGTCAACTATGACCAAGGTATCGAGCATGATGGGCTATGGTTCAGCAACACATACGCATGGAGTCCAGCCAAGCTCATACCCAATTACTACAAATCATCTGTATATTCCAAGCGGTACAGCGCATACGACTATGATTACGATGACGAATACAACTACAACAATTGGGCGTTCAACAAACCACTAGCGTCTACTACAAAGCCTGTAGCAACTACGGCAACTACAACAAAATCAGCAATCATCAAGCCTTTGTCTGCCCATAATCACAACTGGATGGATGACGACTACGATATGCCTGAAGACTTTGATCCTGACAACAAGGTTGCTTTGATTGAGAAAGCGTTAGACGAGTACAACGCAACACTTATGATGGACTTGATTGACGCTGATCCCGAGGACACGCTTGAGTTGTTGTTTGATGTGTTCGAGCCTAACTACGCTAGTTCAGTAGATATGGAGTATGCAGGTATAGAGGAGGACATTGTGCACATGGTCATGGCAGAGGATGTGGGTGCGTTGCTCGAAGTGGCTTACGATCACCGAGTTGCTAACGTGATCTGTTATTACTTTGCATGGGACAAACGTGAGAGTATTCATCAAATAGGTTGATGAGGCAGGGTCGGGGACATTTGTCCCCGATCTTTATTTAAACTAAAGGAGAAACAAATGGAGATTGATTTGGATAAAGTGCTTGAGAACGCAGTTCATCATATGGACAGCGATGTAGATGTGCATTGGACGATAGGCATGGCGCTAGTGGAATTGTACCCAAAACAGATACTTAAGTTACAAGAATCAATGGTGCAGAAGTACAACGAGCGTTTAAAAGATATGTATAATGTTAGACACAACAACCAGGAGAAGTAATATGGGAACATTACAAACAGAACTCAGGAAAGTTATAGACGAGTGGACAGCAGACGAGGTAGGGCAAGATCAGCAATCACAAACAAAACAGGAAAGCAAAATGCACATTAGTAAAACAATATTCAACTACATCAAAGACCACGAGGGGTGCACAATTAAGAATGTGGTGGATGCTATGACAGCGCTTGGTATCAAAGACAAGACTACAGATTCGCTTATCTATCAAATGATGGGGTGTAGCATGATCTTCAGAGACGAGACGTGTGGCGAGTTATTTGTTAGGGTCAAAGAGTATCAGTCTATTAAATCTATGTATAAGAAAAAGGATGCTAATAGAGTTAAACGCAAATACACTAAGCAACAAAAGCCAATTGAGCCAACGCCACAGACGAAGCCCGAACCTACCCGCATACTACCTAAGACAGAGCGACCACTTTGGAATGTACAAACGCTCATTGAGAATCTATCGCTGTTGCAAGGTAGAGAATTGTATTTTGCACTTAAATTAATATTTGAGGAAAGCACAAAATGATAACAACTAGCACAGGCATAAAGATAGGGTGTAGGTACGACCCTTGGTATAACTACCACAACGAAGATCAGGATTGGATTAAGTATTTAATAAACTGGAAATGGTATGACTAAAGAAGAAATAATTGAGATGGCTAGACAGGCGGGACTACCAGAAGCAATCATTGAAATGACACCAATTGCGTTTGAACGCTTTGCCAAACTAATAGCAGAAAAAGAGCGTGAGAAGTTTTGCGCTGTACTTCGGCAATTACATGATTCATATTCATTGACAAGCGATTCAAACGCCATCAGAGCAAGGGGACAAGAATGACACAAGACAAAGACATGAATGAGATATTTGAGTCGGCATTTACAAGCGCACTTATTATTGGAATAGGAGTTGTAAAGATAAGCAACACAAACTCAGGTATGGAATGGGAGGCGGTAGCACCTGATAAGTTTTTAGAGCTTTCAGAAGAGCTTAAATGGCGTGATCAGAAGAGAATCAAAGGAGATAAAAATGACTAGGGATGATGCTATAAACATACTTTTGGAACACTTTAGTGAGGGTATGGTACGCACTATTGTTGATGCCTTAATTGAAGATGAACGTGAGGAGTGCGCAAAGGTGTGTGATGCTATGGATAGCATAAGCGATTACTACACATTAAGGGTTGAGTTAATTTGTGCTCAAGCTATTCGTGCAAGGGGACAAGAATGAAAGCATTTCCACATACATATGAAAAAACAATAGATGGTCATATTGCTACCTGCACTAATACAGGTATGGATTTAAGAGATTGGTTTGCAGGGTTAGCTATACAAGGTTTGGCTATGGAATCAATTGCTTTTCAAGGTTTGGGAGTAAAACAAGGAGTTCAGTTTGCATATGAAATAGCAGATGCAATGATGGAAGCAAGGGTGCAAGAATGACTAAAGAAGAAATATTAACTAAAGATTATGCGTTAGCAGTTGCACTTGAGGCACTTGTGTTGGCTAGGACTCTTTCAACTGGTAAAGCGAGTGATCAATTCCATAATGCCATAGAAATTATTAAAAGAACGTTTATAGAACAGCAAGGGGACAAGAATGAAACATAAACACGCAGATTTAATTCACGCCTGGGCAGATGGTGCTCAGATTGAATATAAAAATGCTCTTAACATTTGGATGGAGGTTGATCGTCCTGAATGGTCATCATGGGTTGAATACAGAATAAAACCAGAACCTAAGCCAGATATTGTTAGGTATCTTGAAATGCCTATGTTTTGGGGATATTCCGAAAGAAGACCAGAATCAAATATGAAAGTTGTATTTGATGGCGAAACAGGTGAGTTGAAATCAGCAGAGGTGCTCTCAAGGGGACAAAAATGACTAGAAAAGATATTTGGGAAGACTTTATAGCACCTATTGGCGGTGCTTTGCTCTTTGTTTTTGGGTTTGGATCGGTAATAGGGTTACTAATTCGGGCGCTTTACTCAGTGTTTGCTCCTACCCCTGAACAACTGGCTGAATTAAACAAACCAAGGATTGCCTACAAGTTTGAAGACTGTGAGATATGGATATTTGAAAACACACATTACGTTACTCGGTGCGGTAATCAAACAATAACTGAACGACATTATTCAGAATATTGCGGCAAAGGATGTACAAAACAAAAAGTAGAAAGGATTGAGAATGACTAAAGAAGAGCCTGTTGCTTATTTTGATCCGCAAAAAGGCGGTTTCTATTGGGCAAAGCCAACAAAGATTGAAGCACCAGTATCAGTCGATGTTGAGCCATTGCCTTTATATACAACACCACAACAAGGATGCGCTGAATGTGGAATTGGTGGTGGTTATGCGTTGTATTGCCTTGCGTGCGCTGAAAAATATGTTAAGCCTGAATGGATAGGTTTGACACATGAAGAAATATCAGTCGAATGGTTTGCAGTTTTTGATGCTGAGCCTGGCATTGGAAAAAATATAACCAATGGTGTATTTGATTTTGCTAATGCAATAGAAGCTAAATTAAAGGAGAAGAACACATGAACGAAAAACTAATGGTCGATAGAGCTTGTTTCGAGCGTGGGTGCATGGGACTTCCTAACCCGCACGAGAGACTTATTAAAGAAGATGAGGTGGTGTGGTTGGTGGAGGGGAGAGAGTGGGTAGGGTTAACTGATGAGGAAAAAGCACAGTTTGTTGTTGCGTATTACCCATCAAACTGGGATAGAAAAACGGCAGTAACTTTAATGAGCGATTACGAAAAATACCTCAAGGAGAAGAACACATGAGACTTAGCATCAAATTATTTGAATATCGTTACGTTTTAAAAATATTTTTTCCTATAGAGCGCCACATTAAATGGCTACCTGCGATTATGTGGGGAAAAGTTAGTCGTGCCCCAATGGAGAAGAACATATGACACCAGAACAGATACGAAACCTTTGCCCTGTGTGTAAAAAACCAAGAGGGGTTGGCAGTCCTTACGAATTTAATCATGGTAACTGTATGGAGATACGGGCGCAGACAGAAGGCAAAGAATCGGCGTATCCTGGTAAAAAAGGTTTTGAAACTATAACCAAAGACCAACTAAAAAAATCAAAAGATAACAGCTCAAAAAAAGTATATCTTTCGGGTAAATTACCAAAATGGATGTTAAATTAAAGGAGAGAAACACATGAATGAGGTATTAGATATTCTTTTATTAATAGGCGCACTTGCCGTTGCATCCGTATGGATTGTTGCGGTATTTTGTTTTATTATATACACAGTAGGAGGACACGATGAGTAATATTGATCACGCTAAATTTGCAGAAAACTTTGATAAGATTTTTAGGAGCACACCAATGGATGAATCTATAAGAGAGCTTGATTTAGAACTAGGCAACGCAAGAATTTTGTTGGGTATGTACGAAGACCTAAGCGCCAAAACAAAAGAACTTTGTGGCTATGTAGAAAAGGGTATGCAAGGTGACGCAACACGCACCACACCCGCTATATGGGCGATCATCGAGGAGATCAGACGCTTTGAGGCAAAAGCGTGAGCGGTTGGCGTAAAAGACAAATACAGGAGAAACAAATGCCAAGACCACAAACCGAACTAACAAACAGTAGACTACAAGTTGGGGCACGTGTGACCCTAGCGCAAAAAAATGAGTTTCAAAGACTAGGTGGTTCCACTTGGTTAAAGAACATACTCAACCAAAGCATAAGAGAACGTGCAATAAAGGAAATAGAAAATGAACGCAGATGATAAACAAATTGGTGGCAACCACTACAAAGAAATGCCTGTGCAACCTTGGACAGTAATGGAAAATGTCCTTACCCCCGAAGAATTTAGAGGGTTTTTGAAAGGCAACATCATCAAGTACTCTATGCGTGCAGGGCGCAAAGGTGCAACAGACGAAGATATAAAAAAAGCATTTCACTACATTGAGAAACTTAATGAGGTGCATTACTAATGGCTATGACTCCCGAAGCTTTAGTTAAAAAGCAAATCAAAGCAATACTCACAAAGAACAACGCTTACTATGCAATGCCTATCGGTACTGGCTATGGGAATTCAGGTGTACCTGATTTTCTTATTTGTCACAAAGGTAGGTTCATCGCTATCGAAGCAAAGGCGGGTGACAACAAACCAACTGCACTACAAGAAGCGCACCTTGAGCGAATAAAAAAAGCATGGGGTGTAGCGCACGTTATAAATGAAGATAACTTAAATATACTAGAGGAGATACTAAATGACTGATGAAGAAAAAGCATTTGTTATAAGCACGTGTTTAGAAAAGATGCAAATATTTGAGAAAGAACACATGGTGGACATCATGTATCAACTGGTGCATTGCTACGGCAAAGATGCAGGTAAAGCAGTAATTCTTTTTCAACCCTACAACACAGAATACGTATCCATAACAACCGCTAACTGCAACGACATGGAAGCAGCAACACTTCTACTAAGAGCAGACGAACACATAGGCTATGTGAATATGCGCAACGCGCCCCCCAAGGAGATGTTTAATTGACTGCACCATACAAGACGATACTGACCATTGATTTTGAAACCCGATGGGATAGTAAAGACTACACACTAAGTAAGATGACAACAGAGGAGTACATAAGAGATGCACGATTCAAAGCTTTCGGAGCCTGTATCCACGAATACGGGAATGACAAAGTCACACAATGGTATCGAGACGATGAACTACATCGAATCTTATCTACATACGACTGGAAACAAACAGCCATCCTCGCACATAACGCCCAATTCGATGTTTCCATACTCGAATGGAAATACGACACACACCCCGCTTTCATTTTCGACACACTATCAATGGCACGAGCTTTACGAGGCGTGGAGGTTGGCAATAGTCTCGCCAAGCTTGCGTCAGATTTTAATCTTCCCCCCAAAGGGAGAGCCGTACACAGTACAGATGGTGCCGTGGAACTTCGGAAGGACGTGGAGATTGAACTTGCCGAATACTGTAAACACGACGTATACCTATGTGAACAGATTTTCAATAGACTTATAACAGGATACCCTGCTAAGGAACTCAGACTCATCGACATGACGCTGAAGATGTACACGCGCCCAATGCTTGTACTAGATGAAGCCATGTTACTCAAAGCACTAGAAGAAGAAAGGACATCACGTGAGAAGCTACTACAAAAACTCAACATCGAGGAGACTGCGCTTGCATCGAATCCGCAGTTTGCTTCCATACTTAAAACGCTTGGCGTCGTTCCGCCAACCAAAGTCAGTAAAACTACCGGGAAAGAAACACTCGCACTCGCTAAGAACGACGCGCTTTTCCAAGCGCTACTCAATGGTGAACGCGAAGACGTTGCCCTTTTATGTGAAGCGCGTCTTCGGGTCAAATCAACGACAGAACGCACACGAGCGCAAAGGTTCTTGGACATCAGTCAGCGAGGTAGTCTACCAGTTCCGCTATCGTACTATGGTGCGAAGTCTGGTCGTTGGTCAGCGTCCAAAGGATCCGCTATCAATATGCAAAACCTCAAACGTGGGTCGTTCTTACGTAAAGCAATTATGGCTCCCGAGGGTACACAACTGGTCGTGGGCGACCTCTCACAAATTGAACCAAGAGTCCTTGCGTGGCTATGTGATTATGAAGACATGCTTACGATCTTCAGGTCAGGAAGTGACGCTTATGCGGCGTTCGGTGCGCAAATGTTTAACATACCCGGACTTAGTAAGGAGAGCCATCCCGACCTTCGGCAGTCTGCAAAGAGCGCGCTCTTGGGTTGTGGGTATGGTCTCGGATGGGCTTCGTTTGCATCGCAACTATTGGTTGGCTTCCTTGGGGCGCCACCAGTCCGCTACGAAAAAGCTTTTGCGAAGAAGCTGGGTGTAACAAGTGAAATGGTTGAGAAGTTTCTTGATTGGGAAGACAACTTGGTAAAGATGTCGGAAATTCCCCATAACTGTAGCGAACTTGAGTTAGCTATTCACTGCGTGACCGCTAAAAGAATCATTGACATATATCGTGCTACTGCGTATCAAGTCGTATCATTTTGGGAAATGTGCAATGATCTATTAGAAGTTGCGTTGTATGGTGGGGCAGAATGTAAACACAAGTGTTTGACATTTCGCAAGGGTGAGATAGAATTACCCAATGGAATGAAGTTGCTTTATCCTGATCTACGCAAAGTTAAAGATGATAAAGGTAGGAGCCAGTATGTATACGGGCCAGACGCTACTAAGATATATGCAGGGAAGATTACTAACAACGTCACACAGGCGCTTGCTCGCATTGTGATGACAGACGGGATGCTACGAGTACAGAAAAGGTACCCTGTAGTTGGAACTGTGCACGACGAGTTAATATGCGTTGTGCCAGATGAGGAAGCGAAGGAGGCATTGCCTTGGGTGTTAGCGCAGATGACGGCTGAGCCAAGCTATATGCGTGGTATACCTTTGGATGCTGATGGAGGATATAACAGAAGATATGGAGAAGCAAAAGGATGATAAAAGAAATACCAAAGAAAATTAAGGTAGGTGACAATTGGTATTCAGTTGAAATTGTTGAGGCACTTGAAGATAAGTACGCAATGGGTTCAGTTGAATTTACCAAACGAGCAATACAACTCAATAGCCGTAGTCAATCAGGCAAACGCTATACGCCAACAGAGGTTAAGGAAACATTTTGGCATGAGTTGGTACACGCAATCCTTGTAGACATGGGTGAGTACAGACTAAACAACAAAGAACAATTTGTAGAACAGTTTGCTATTCGTTTAAGCAGAGCCGTTAAATCAGCGAGATTCAAATGACTAATGTAGTATGGTCGCACAGTTCTTTAAAAGACTATGAGGGATGCCCACGTAGGTATCATGAGGTTAAGGTACTTAAGAAGTTTCCTTTTGTAGAGAACGAACACACAAGATATGGAACAAAATTCCATGAAGCTGCCGAGTTCTATATTAAAGATGCTACGCCCATACCACCACAGTTTGAATTTGCTAAAGACACGCTCGATGCCCTTGCATCTATTGAGGGGCGCAAGTTATGTGAGTACAAGATGGCGCTTACAACAGACCTTAAACCCTGCGCTTGGACTAGTCCAGACGTTTGGGTAAGAGGTATTGCCGATCTGCTTATTATCAACGATGATGACTTAACTGCCAAAGTTGTTGACTATAAAACAGGTAATAACAAATATCCTGACAGAGAGCAATTAAAGCTGATGTCACTTATGGTGTTTGCCCATTTCCCACATATTAGAAAAGTGAATTCAGCTTTGCTTTTTGTCGTAAAAGATGATATGGTGAAGCAAAGTATGACGCTCGATCAAGCCGAAGCTGAGTGGTGGAATTACCGCCGTAGGGTAGCTAGGGTTGAGCAAGCGCATGCAACAGGCGTATGGAATCCTACGCCAACACCACTATGTCCGTGGTGTCCTGTAACAACCTGTGAATTTAATCCCAAACATTAGGAGCAATCATGCCAAAGTCAAGTCCCAAAAAACTAGCGTACAACACGGAGTACGAATCATCTCCAAAGCAAGTCAAGCTAAGAGAAGAAAGAAACAAAGCGCGTTTATTAGAAATGAAAGCGGGTAAGGTAAAGAAAGGAGATGGTAAGGAAGTCGATCATATCAAGATGCTCGATGCGGGTGGTAAAAATAATAAAAAGAATTTGCGTGTAGTACCTGAGAGTGTGAACAGAAGTTGGCGTGATGATCACGGCAAAGTTTACGGCAAGAAAAAATAAATATAAGAGAAGCAAATGCAAATAGTAGATGATAAGGCGCTGGTCTTTAAGACCAGAAGCCCGGAGAAGTACTCCCTCATTCCTAAGCATAAAGTGCTTAGTGAAGATAACGGCACATACGAGATCGCAGTTTACTGGGGTCTGGACGAAGTAAGGGTGTTGAAAAACCTTGGCGTTAAAAACGTACCCTCACCGATAACAAGACGTTACAAATGGCCGGGTAGATTTAAACCTATGGCACATCAAATAGAAACGTCTGCGTTCTTAACGCTACATAAACGTGCGTTCGTGTTTTCTGAACCAGGCACAGGCAAAACACTATCCGCATTATGGGCGGCTGATTATTTGATGCAAAGAAAAGAAGTCAGAAGATGTTTAATACTATGTCCTTTGTCCATCATGCAGTCAGCGTGGCTCAGCGACTTAAACAACAGTATCATACATCGCTCTGCCGTAGTCGCGCACCACGCGCAATCTACCCGACGCATCGAGATGATTCAACAAGACTATGAGTTTGTTATTACTAACTATGATGGACTCAATCTTGTAGCAGATGAAATAAACAGCAATGGAAAATTTGATCTAATCATAGTCGACGAAGCCAACGCATACAAAACTGTATCAACCAAGCGATGGAAGTCACTTAAATCTATTATCAAACCCAACACACAGTTGTGGATGATGACAGGAACACCCGCTTCACAGTCTCCAGTTGATGCGTATGGTTTAGCTAAATTAGTCAACCCCGATGGTGTGCCAATGTTCTTTACAGGTTGGCGTGATAGGGTAATGAACAAGATCACAATGTACAAGTGGGCACCAAAACCAGATGCTAAAGAATTAGTACACGAAGCTTTGCAACCGGCTATTAGATTTACTAAAGCGCAGTGTCTTGATCTACCGCCTGTGTTGACGATGACGCGTGAGATACCTTTAACGACACAACAAGCTAAGTATTACAACTTACTTAAAGACCGGATGCTGATTCAAGCATCAGGAGAAACTGTAAGCGCTGTTAATGCTGCAGCTATGGTTAGTAAACTTCTTCAAGTATCTTGTGGTGCGGCTTATACGGATGACAAAGAGATTGTAGAGTTTGATTCATTACCACGGCTAAACGTGCTTGAAGAAATACTGCGTGAGACTGACCGAAAGGTAATAGTTTTTGCAATGTTCCGATCAGTCATTGATACCATCTACAACCACTTGCTTTCCAACAACATACAAACAAACTACATCAACGGAGACGTTACCCCATCAAAACGCTCGGATATTATTAGGCGTTTTCAGAATGAGGAAAACCCTAGGGTGTTGGTTATGCAACCACAGGCTACAGCGCATGGCATTACGTTGACTAGGGCAGATACTGTTGTATTTTACGGACCTCTTATGAGCGTTGAGCAGTACACACAAGCCATTGCAAGGGCTGACCGCAAGGGACAGGACTCCGATAAAGTTACTGTTATACATATCCAAGGCAGTCCGATTGAGAAAAAAATGTTTAAAGCTTTGGAGTCCAAGGTAAGTGATAACTTACTTATTACACAGATGTTCGAAAATGAAATTAATATAAAGGAGGTGTTGAAATGATTTAAAAAACATGTATACTGTCTAACCCTTGACAAATAACCTATTAAAAAACAACCGGAGAAGTTAAATGGAAACAGAAGTAATACCGTTTGATCAGCTTACCAAAATCTACAGAAAGATGAAGGCTAAGATTGACGAACTTACAAAAGAATACGATAGCGAAGTCGAAAAGTTGAAAGCTCAACTGGACGAAATCAAAATCGGTATGAAGGAACAGATGAAAGCCACAGGGGTATCGTCTGTAAAAACTGAGTTTGGCACAGTAAGTTTAGTGACCAAGACTCGCTACTCAACACAGGACTGGGATTCGTTCAAACGCTTTGTCGTTGAACATGATGTCGTGGACTTACTTGAGAAGCGTATCGCACAAGCTAACATGGCTAAATTCATTGAAGAAAATCCTGGACTTGTACCTCCAGGTCTTAACTCTATGGCAGAGTATGACATTCGCGTTTTAAAATCAACTAAGTGAGATTACATATGACTAACCTAACAGTTTTTAACCCATCCCAAGTTCCTGCATTTGCTAAGACAGGAGAACTATCCGATACAGCTAGAGCCTTAATGGGCGGTGCAGTTGGATCATCTAAGCGCATCTCTATCAAAGGCGGTGTGTTTCGTTTAATTTCCGGTGGCAAAGAAATGGCAAGTATTGAAGACCGCCATCTCGATGTGATCGTTGTTAAAGCAGCACCTAAAGTCAGCCGTATGTTTTACGCTAAGTCATATGATGCTGAAAATATCAGTGGACCCGATTGCTGGTCTAATGATGGCGAGACACCAGACGCATCTATCAAAGAAGCTCAAAGCGTTTCTTGTGCCACTTGCCCACAGAACATTGCAGGTTCAGGTCAAGGTAATAGCCGTGCTTGCCGTTATCAACAGCGTCTTGCAGTTGTGTTGGAGAATGATCCATCAGGCGACATCTTACAACTTACACTACCCGCAACTTCTATCTTTGGTAAAGAAGACGGAGACAAACGTCCCCTTCAAGCGTATGTTCGTCACTTGGCTTTAGCATCCCCACCTGTTGACGTTGAGAAGATCGTAACGCGCATGAAGTTCGATATGAAGTCTGAGAGTCCAAAGCTGATCTTTGCTCCTGTTCGTTGGTTGACTGAAGAAGAATACGAAATTACAAAAGAGCAAGGTGCATCAGACGAAGCCAGTCGTGCAGTTGTTATGACAGTCTCACAAACAGATGGTGTCAAGGACAAACCCAAAGCTATCGGTCTAGCAATACCAAAAGCCGCTAAAGCAAAGGCAGTTCCTGTTGCAGAAGAGGAAGAAGTTGAGCCAGAAGTTCGTAAAGAAACCGCCAAGCCAACCGCAGTCCCTGCAAAGAAAAGCAAACTTTCTGAAATCGTTAGTGACTGGGATGATGAGTGAACTATAAATGGCTTATTCTGAAAAAATCATCAGTATCGTAGCCAATGCTCCCCGAACGCCGGGGAGCGTCCTTGGACGTTGGGCGGTACACCTTAATTTCCCTGTGACTAAGATTGCATATGCGCTTGGAGTTACTAGACAAACTGTGTACAACTGGTTTGAAGGTAAAGACATTTTCGTAGCATACCAAGACAGGGTAGAACTTTTAACAAACATAATGTCAACGTCTAAGACGGCTGACGAAGCATGGAGAAAAATATGCAAGGCATACAACCTAGAACCTTAAGTAACAAAGAGTTAGTCAAATACGCAGAAATGTTTTTGGATAAGCCCGAAGGTTTGCCAATTAATTGGCAAAAAGAATTATTGCGCAGGTATGACGATGTAGCTTTTATAGGTCAACAAGGCTATACAGACTACAAGTACGACACCAGACAGCAAGCATTATTCTAAACAACCCGAGGTATAGCTATGGAACCGCTTGATTTTATGGCGGCGGTTTTGCCACCTCCGGGTAACGGAAGGTATTGCGTGGCAGAGCTGACTAAAAAGAAAGAACACTTTTATGTTGAGGACTTACAAGATGCACAAACGAAGATAGAAGCGTGGAATAAAAACAGCTACGACATTTACTTTGCGCTAGGTACATTTGGCACAGAAAACAAACGGGTACAAACCAATGTTCAAAATGTTAAATGTATTGCAATAGATGTTGACTGTAATCATCCTAAAGATTTGCCCGATGCAGATGGAAATATTAAACCAAAAGCGTATGCTTCTGCACAAGAAGCGGTCAGCGCCATCATGGCGTTTGCTGATGACGTAGGTCTTTCTGATTTGGGCAGTCCTTGGTTGGTTGCGTCAGGCGGTGGGGTACACGCATACTGGCCGTTTACAGAGACACAATCGGTTGCAGACTGGAAGCCAGTTGCTGAAGGGTTCAAACGTCTATGCTTTCAAAAGAGATTAGATATTGATCAGACAGTAACGGCTGATGCGTCTAGGGTACTACGCGTACCGGGCACGGTTAATACAGGCGTAAAGAGTAAAGGCAAACAAGTCAGAGAACAAACCAATGTTCGGTTTAAGAACGAAGGCGACTTCTTTGAGTTTGAGGATATTAAAGCGCTTGTTGAAAGGAATTTGGTTGGTACTGCTTATGAGGTAATGAAACCAAAACCCGCATCTCTTGTACTGCCAGGCACAGCGATTAGTGGTGAAACAAGTGTTAAACTTTTTGAGAATTCACAGACTAGGTTTGGGAAGATTATTAAGATAACAGCACAGGGGGATGGCTGTGGACAAATCGCACACTACATTGAGAACGCAGAAGACGACGGCATGGAACCTCTTTGGAGAGGTCTGCTTAGTATTGCACAAAAATGCGTAGATCATGAGAAAGCAACAGTCTGGCTTAGTGAAAAGCACCCATACGACTTAGAGCGTATGCACAAGAAACTAAGCGAGATTAAAGGTCCATACCCATGTACAAAACTTGATAGTGAAAACCCCGGTGTCTGTCCCAGTTGTAAACATTGGGGCAACATCACAAATCCATTAGCGCTTGGACGCGAGTACGCAGTATCTCACGAAGAAAAGATCGTTGAGATAAAAGAAATTACAGATGGCAAAGAAGAAATCAAAACTGTAAAGCGCCCCGAACCACCAAAGGGTTATGCCTACGGAGAGCGAGGCGGTGTATTTATGGAGAAAGAAGACGAGGATGCCAACGGAAACAAAATAAAAAGACAAGTGATGCTTTTGCCGTATGATTTATTTCCAGTAGACATACTTAATAGTGCAGGGGATCACACAGTCCATATGATTGCGACAAGACCACAGGGAGTGCAAACAGTTACATTTGCTCAAGAGGCGATTGTGGCTAAAGACGCTACAGTAAAAGCGCTTGCTTCTCAAAACATTGTTGCTGCATTTGGTTCAGGTAACGATAAAAATTTAGCAGACTACATAAGGGCGTGTGTAGAAAAAATGAGTACAGAAAAAACACCAGTAAACGTACCCGCTAGTTATGGATGGCAAAAGGATGATACTTTTGTATTTGCAGGAAAGATTTATGCAAATAAGGCGCACCCCATCCCCGTACCTATGCCGGGCTTAGAAAACATTGTGGCTAACACAAGACCAACAGGAACGCTAGAAGGTTGGCGTAACTTTATCAATTTACTTATAAGGAAAAAAATGTATGGACACCTTTCTATTATTTTGGCTGGCGCTAGTGCCCCTCTTATGCGTTTTACTGGGATGTATGGTATTACGTATCATTGTGGAAGTACGGAGTCTGGAACAGGAAAATCCCTTGCTCTCGAAGGGGCTGCATCAATTTGGGGACACCCTGTTCACTACAGAACAGGTAAGGGAACAAGTCCAGTTGCAATGCAACAAAGGCTTGGACTCCTCAACACAACCCCGCTTATCACAGACGAGATAACTTCTAAGAACCGCAAAGACTTTGAATGGTTTCCTGAGTTCTTACTTGATATGACAGAGGGTCGTGGTAAGGAGCGTATGGAGTCTGGTTCTAATAAGGAGCGTATCAATCTCTCTACTTGGATGACTGTCGCCATCATGTCTTCTAATACCCACGTTGTTGACATCTTGACAGGCGAGAGAAAACATGCGGCTGAAGGTGAACTGCGTAGGTTGATTGAGTTTGTAATGGACGAAGAGTTGTCATGGGAGGCAGAAGAAATTGAAATCATTAAAACGCTCTCTAATAATTATGCGGTTGCCGGAGAACTTCTTGTTCAATACATGGTTGACAACATCGAGCTTCTAAAAACATTGGTGCCTCAGTGTGTCCGAAAAATGTATACAGAATTTGGAGCTTCCAATGATGAGCGCTTTTGGATGGCAGGTATTGGTGCTCAAGTTGCGGCAGCAATCATATTTAACAAACAGCATGCAGACATCGTGGATTTACCCATTGATGAGATCATCAAAGACATGCACCAAAGACTCTACTATATGAGAACGAATGTACATGGCGGTAAGCGTTCTGCTGAAGACGTGCTTAACGCTTTCATACGCGAGTACTGGGGTCACTTTGTTATAGTCAACTACGGAGAAAAAGGTGGACTATCTGCGGCTATGGGGGACGGCTCGGTGATCGACAAAGCCACGACTAAATCAAACGTCATGGGCAGAGTTGAGAACGGGGTGACTGCCGGGTGCAAAGACTTCTTCATAGAGGAGCGCCTACTTAAATCTTTTTGTTCTTCTATGAGCTTTGGATACGCTGACTTTAAACGTCAGATGGAGCAAAAGAACGCCGTATCTTATGTGACTAGAAAAGATATGATGGCTAGAACAAACGGACCACAGATGCGTATCGCTGCAATGAAGATAAGCAGACGTGAAGAAGAAGCAGATGAAATCATTGCGCTTGCAATACCCTTGGCAAAAGCTTGAGAGAGGGCAGGGGTTTTTTATCCCCTGCCTCGACCCCGATCCAATAAAGGAGGAGGGTCTACATCAAGCCATACGTTTACGAATACTTAACGCCAAAGTTAAAGTCGGTATTAAAGACGGACGCTATGGGGTTATGATGTACCTACCACGCCCCTAATAGCTTTTGCATAATTAATACGTACTTGTTGTAGCTTATCCAGTTGTTCACGCTTTTCATCTGGAGGCATGCTCGACGCTTTAATTGCGTTCATAGCTTTAGCTATGTTATTTAGTTGTGCTTGAGCGTTGCCAGCAATAGAACTTTGGGCTATCTCATTTGTACGCTTTTGTAATAGCGCCATTGCTTCTTGTCTTTGACCTTTATTTATCAGGTCATCAAATGATTTTTTAGTTTGTTGTATTTCTATTAAACGATCATAGAGAGCCGCAACTTGTCCACCTGCATCTAATGGTTGGAACATTGCCCCAATTACAGGCATTTCTGTTAAACGCTTAGCGGTCTTTTCAGGACCCTGATCTGGCATAGACATGCTTACAGCTTGCGCTAGTGCGGTTCCAAGCGTTCCAGTATACCCCCTAATCAAATTGTCAATCTTAATTGGTGAGTAGCCCAGCGCAGAACCAAGCCTTTTAGCTATCTCCGATGTTGTATCGTTGTATCTATATTGCGGCAATTCTACTTGTTGTGCTTTAGACTCTAAATTTCTTCCGGTATTAAACGAATAGTTCGTTACGTTTTCTACAAAAGGTTTAAACAAAGCGGGCATAAACATAGAAGACCCACCAGGAATAGTTTGAAGCGCTATGTTCTCAAAAGCTTGTCTAGCTTCTTTAGCTCCATCTTTGTTCATCATTGTGTTGACAAGCGCCTCTGGTATACCTTTAAATATATACCCAATTTCAAATGGTACAGGCACACGAAGCGGTTCTTTTATACCAGGAATATGCACAAAGAAGTTGCCGTATTTTTCATCGGGCGTTGCGTTCTTATAGGCTTCATCATCTTGCATAAGCATTGCATAAGCCACAGCAGTTCCCGCCATCAATAACCCACGCTCATATAATTTTTGCTGTATCTTTAAACGCTCGTTAAAAGGCAACTTACCAGTCATCGCCCTATACAAAACATCCAAGCTCTGTAACTGGGCATTAAAGAAAGGAACAATTTGAGACGCTACACGAACGCTTGTTGACAAACCTTTTCTATTAAAGTTCATAGACTCAAGAGACATCAGCGTAGCTTCCATCTCAGACAAACCTTGATTAATGTAGCTGTTGTATTGAGCGCGTCTTGTTGAAGCGTCTGCTTCCATGTTCAGCGCTTCTGCTCTTGCAATAAGTTGTGACAGACCAATCTTGCCAGATTGAAAATCTTGTAGAATTTTCTTTAAATCTTCGTTAGTGCCCGTAAAGATTTGACCGCCTGTAATACCGCGAGATTCTAATTTTTCTTTTGTTGCAGATTTACCCAGTTCTTTAATTGCCCCAAGTATAGGAACAAAGTCTGCACCGGAAAGTATTGGAGCCGCAACTGAATCACGGAATAACTGACGCAAAGGAAACACAGGGTTAAGTGTTACGGCTTTTCTAACTAAAGAAGAAGCGCTCCCCATAATTTTAATAAGCGCTGAAGTATTAACTGGGATGCCTTCCATACCTTTAACAAGTAGATCAGCAGGAATACCTGCAACATCGGTCTCTACACGCACATATTTATCCACACCATCTTGTTTAAACTTAACAATGTCTGCACCTGCGGTTGCGCCTTTTAAAAACGTCGCCATTTTAATGCCAACCAATTCGTGCATAGCATTTCTAGTAGCTCTATTTCTTAGTGCAGCATCCATAATCATGGATGTGTTTTGTACAGAGCTTGTCAAAAAGTCTAGTATCTTTTCTTCACCGCCAATCAACTGTCTAAGTTGTGGTTGATCTTTTAAATTACCAATGGTTATTGGGTTTTCATTACCAATAATAAGTTCTGCATTACCATTGCGCTCTCTGTAGTAAGGTATATAGTCATCTGCTTTGACAAGACGTGCAGCTTCTTCCTTAGAAATAACACCAGCCTTTTGTAAAAAAGTCATTAAATTACGGTTGTATTTATTGTATTCGTCTCGCGCTTTATTAAATACACTCAACACATCCTTATTGCTTTCAATGTTTGCAACGGCATTTTTAATATCAGTAGCAGAAACGCCAAAATTAAGTGTGTCGTACCCAACGCGTTCTGCACGCCTACCCGCTAAGTAAAGTGTAAAGAGCTTGTTAGCCGCTTCAGCGTTCATGCCGGGTGCAGTTTTTAAAATATTAACTACGTTGTGTAAATTAGCACCCGCTTTGCTTTCAATAATAGTTTCTTTTTGCCCATCTTTACGTGTGTACTCAACAAAATCAGGAACTCCTTTACCCACAGCTTGTTGTACAAACGACATTTTTTGATCAGCCATGCGTAAGTAGTACATCATTTGTGTACCCTTAAGCCCATCCATTTGGTCTTTAGCAATTTTTTCTAGCGGTGCAAGGCGGTCTAGGAACTGTGTCCTACCTGCCAAACCAAGATTGGCTTCTACTTTTTGACGTACCGTTTTTGGACTAGCAATAAGTTTATCAGCAACACTTAGTTCATTTTCAAATCCGTTGGCTTTCGCTGTTCTAAAAACTGCTTTAGAAACTTCTGCTTCGCTTGTTTTAGTTCCGCCCTCAATAACATAACGCCTTGCATTAGCAACAATTTGACGTACTTCTGCATCTGAAATATTTTTGTATCCAAAAGTTTTTGCAAACCAGTTTTTAATAGCATCAAATATTT